GGTGAGGAAAATGACTAATTTAAAAAGTTTAGAAATTTCTGCTAAAGTACATTTGGCAGGTGTTGAAAATGTCATTAGTATGATTGATGACATTGAAAACAATAGTTTAATGACTGTTGAAACATCTGAGATGAAAAACGTCATCAAGGAAATAAAGGCAGTTGCAGCAAAAACAGAAAATAAGAAATTCAAAACATTCTTAAATCAGTTGATTAAAGATTGTGAAGGAAAAATTTACAAAACTGTTGACAAATAACGTTTAATGTAGTATATTAAATGTAAGAGGTGGCAGGGGTGATATTCAGGCACGTCACTCTTGTCACTTTTTAATTTTTAGAAAGTGAGGTTTTTTGTATGATTGATATTAACGAACTAAAACCAATTCTTAGTGAAATTTTAACAGATGAAAATTCAGTTGATATCATTGAGAAAATTCAGGCTATCGATAAACCGGGTGTAACTCAGGCTGATTTAGATAAGCTTGATAATGAATGGAAAGAGAGATATCGAAAGGCATTTTTTGACGGCGTTGAAATTGAGAAACAGGCAGACGGAAACGCTGATGATGGTTCTGACGATATTGAAGAAGATGAAGAGAAAATGAATTATGATGATTTGTTTTCTGAGGAAAGTGAGGGTGAATAAATATGAAAAGACGTATTAGTGTTCAGAATTTGAATGCGTCAACGGTTGATATTTTGAATGTCATCCGAAAAAACGCGAGTCAGGAATATCAGGACTTAGTACCTGAGATTTCAAAGAGTTCAGAAATTCCAAAGGTTGGAGAGGTACTTTTTGGTTATCCAGCACTTGCTAACCAGTGTATTTCATCTTTGATTAACAGAATCGCAGCTGTTAGAATTAAGTCAGTTACATTCAACGACCCTATGAATAAGAGATTTGGAAAAGGTCTTTTGGAGTATGGAGAAACAGTTGAAGAGATTTTTGTTCAGATTGCTAATGTCAGGGTTTTCGACTATGACAAGGCAGAAAAGAGAGAACTGAAAAGAACCATGCCTGATGTTCGTTCTGCTCTTCACACTATGTCATGGAATGTACAGTATCCTATAACTGTTACGGATACAGATTTGAGAAAGGCTTTTCTCTCTGCTGACGGTGTGACAGATTTAATCGCACGAATTGTTGATTCTATTTATAAGGCAGCTGAATATGATTCATACTTGCTTTATAAGTATTTGCTGATTAAAACAATCTCACATGGTAAGGTTGTTTCTCAGACTGTTCCAAACTCGGACGATATCGAAGAGTTCGCTATTGCTTTCCGTGCAACTTCAAACAAGTTGACAATTCCACGCCGTGAGTATAACGCCGCTAATGTTCTGACAAACACGGACAAAGATAAACAGTATCTTTTCCTTGATGCTAATTTTGCAGCTCGTTATTCTGTAAAGGTTCTTGCTTCTGCTTTTAACATGTCAGAAGCTGATTATACTTCAAAAGTCGTTTTAATCGATAATTGGGATGAATTCGACAATGATAGATTTGACGCAATTCGCGCTGAGTCTGATATGATTGACGAAGTAACGACGGAAGAATTGAATGCTATGAAGAAAGTTCGCGGAGTACTTGTTGATGAGTGGTTCTTCCAGTGCTATGATAACGCAATGAAGATGACTGAAACTTTCGTTGCTGCTGGTGATTACTGGAATTACTTCTATAGAGTGCAGAAGACAATTAGTTATTCACCGTTCGCAAATGCAATCGCATTTGTAACATCTGACGCAGTTGTAACACTTCCTGAAAACTTGACTGTAAAGATTACAGATAAATCAGTTTCAGACGTTGCAACAATCTTTACATTGGCAGTTCAGGACGATGACGCAACGCTTCATAGTACAAACGTTCGATTCGTGCAGACAGAAGAAGCCACAAGAGCAGCAATCGCAATTCACGAATACGGTGCTGTTATCATGCCAGCCAGTGCAGCAAGCGTTACACTTGAGCTTGAAATGGGAGGTGCTACTTACAAAGCAAGTACACCAACAACAAGCGCTGCTAATGTTGGCGAAACAATCACTTTTAACAAACAGTGATAAAAATTTTGAGGGTGGTGTAAAATACACCGCCCTTTTTTAATAAGGGGTGATAAAATGCGAAGACAAGACAAAAACTTAGTTATTGAAAATTTTGAAATATATCAATATTACAAGGAACGTTTAATTAATATTGCTTTATCTCAGTTTGAATGGCAGGGGCTGCCTAAAACATGTGACAGGTTGTTTTTCGAACGTACCTTGTTAATGTCTGGAAAAGCAGCAATGTTAAAACCGCGTGGGTTGGATGATTTAGTTTCTGTTGATTTTCTGCAGACTGGAAATTTTGATATATACGGATATCCAACGGATATTGTAGGAATTGGTTATAATGCACGAAACATTGAAACGGATGATTGGTTGATTTTATTTGACAACATGACAAAAACAACATTAATGAATAAAATTGACTTATACGCTCGTCTATTGTGGGAATGTCACAACACATTCAGAAGCAATTTACAGCAGCAGGTGACACCGTACATTATAGCAACAAATAGAAATTCTCAGTTGACAAAAGAGAATTTTATATTGCGTGTGCAGGGGTTTCAACCTGTAGTTACTGTAAAAGATGGCGAAGATATCAAAGACAGTATAACAGCTTTTCAAACTGGCGTTGAGTTCAGAGGTAATGAGATGTTACAATGTCTTAAAACAATTTGGGCGGAAGCTCTTTCAATGCTTGGAATATCTGCAGAGACTACTAAAAAGGAACGTTTAATATCTGACGAAATCACAATAAACCGTCAGGAAGATTTAATATCATTGAATTCAAGATTGTTGAATCGTGTTGATTTTTGTAATAAAGCGAACGAGCGTTGGGGTCTTGATTTATCTGTAAATCTTTCATCAAATGTAAACACTGAACTTTATGGTGACTATTCTATGATGATGTTGCAGAATTCAGGCGCTGATGAAAACGAGTCAAAAAATTCTAATAAGGACGGTGAAAACAATGGCTAAATTTACAATTTCAATTCTTGACAAATTGTTGGAGAATTCTAACAACAAGGATTTAACAGATTTTCAGAACTTAACAGACGTTTCAAAATCAACTCTTTTTGGTTCTGAATTAAATGTTATTTCTGAGGAATACCGAGACAGATTCGTTTTGTCATTTACTCAGGAATTTTTATATGATGAAATCGGTTTTGAAACTTTTACGGGTTGGCGTATGGCTTTGGCTCATCGAATTTTTGACCTTGCTGAAAAAATAAACTGGACTTTTGAAAACCTTGACAAGCAGGTTTTTGCTAATTACTCAGTAAACAAGAGAACGATTGACACAACCGCAGCGGGTAAATCTAAAACAGATTCATCAGGAACAACAAGCGCTGACGGTACAACATCAACAACGGCAACTAATACAACGACAGGAACGCAGAGTGACGAAACAACCGGAACAGGAACCGTTAAAGATTCTTCAACAGGCAAGAACACAACAACAGGTTCTAACGAAAGTTCAACGACTCAGGGTGGAACAGAAACAACCTCAAAAACAGCAAACGACACAAACACAACGACTTATGGAAAATCAACGTTGACAAATACAACTGATACTGGAACGGTGACAAATTCCAATGATGGTGACGTTACTGACACAAAGGGTATTTCTGGAGCTATAAACAAAGCAACGACAAGCGATTTGACAAAATCAGGAAGCGAAAGCAACAGCAAGGACGCAACGGAGAACGGCAGCGGTACAAAATCCCCGGCACTTCTTGAAACACGAAGTGAAAAAGAGGGAAACAATGTTATAGAAAGAGAGGTGTCGTATTCTGACACACCTCAAAACGGTTTATCTGCCGTTAAGGATGGAAATTATTTAACCAACTTCACATTCCAGAAAGAGACTGAGACACCTCATTTATTCGCCACCGTAAACACTGAGAGTTTAGTTGCAGCTGAAAGTAATTCAGACAGCAAAACACTTTCTGAAACAAACAATCTTACTTTTACAAATAGAAAAGATTCAACAACAGGAAGTGAAAAAACAAGCTATGAAAACTACTCAGAAACAAACACTCATGATGATAATTCAACGAAAACAGAAACGCGAAATCTGGCAGGAACAAACACTGTTACTGATTCAGGTTCTGATATCACTTCAGGTGAAAGTACGGGAACCGATACTGTCACAAAGGACTTGACAGATTCAACGACGGGGACAACATCCAGCACAACAGACACAACGAATTCAAACACGAGTGAAAGCAAAAACGCAACAACAGCAACAAGTAATTCAAAAAATGTTTCAGAGTCTAACGGCTCAGATACGTCACACAATGAGAGCACAAACACAAACACAAACACAACAACAAACGATTCAACAAGCAAAACAATAGAGATGGATGAACACTATGATTTCAATTATGAAATGTTAATGAAAGCGACACCATACCTTAAAAGCTTGTGGCGTGAATTTGATGATTTGTTTTTTGGTTTATTGTAATTTGAAAGGAGTGTGTAAATATGTATGAAGATTTTAAAGACATGGTTGAAGATTTGCAATTAGTAATCCCTTCAACTTTTGAAGAGTGTTTCACTTATGAATTGCAGATTTTATATTTGAAAAAACTGATTGACAACATCGAACCGGGCGGGGATTATCAGGGAGAAATTGACAACATCAACAGAAAGTTGGTTGCTTTACAGAGTGAAGTTACAAAACTTAAGAACGACGTCAACAACCTTAACCCTGACGAAGTACAGCGAAAACTTGACGCAATGCAAACTGAAATCAACGGTGTAAAAACTAGCATTCAGACAATCACTCAGAATGTGACAACTTTGACGGGAAATGTAAATAATAACACAACAGACATTGAAACTTTGACAGGTGAAATGACTAATGTGAAAAATACGTTGAATAATAAACAGAATAAATTAACATTTGACGCAACACCGACAGCGGGTTCTAACAATCCGGTTACATCTGACGGAATTAAAAGAGCGTTGGATAATATCGACGTTGGAAACGTACAGGAACAGTTGGACACAATAAAGGCAGAACAAACAGAACAGAACACAAAGATTTCAAGCAACAAGAGAGAGATTGACACTGTTAAACAGGATTTATCAGGAAAGCAGAATGTTTTGACATTTGACGCAACACCAACAGCAGGCTCACAAAATCCGGTTACAAGTGACGGAATTAAAAAAGCTCTTGATAACGTTGACGTTGGAAACGTACAGGAGCAGTTGGACGCAATCAAACAGGAGCAGACAGAACAGAACAAGAAGATTTCTGACAATAAAACAGCCGTTGATTCTGTAAAAGAAAGTGTGGCGAATCAGGAAACTGACATAACAGCTTTACAGGAAACAACGGCAGGACATACAACAGCAATTGAAGCTCTTCAGACTGGAAAACAGAATGTTTTGACATTTGACGCAACACCAACAGCAGGTTCTAACAATCCGGTCACAAGTGACGGAATTAAAAAGGCAATCGACGCAAGCGCAGGCGGTGGCGGTGGCGGTGGAACTGGTGAAAGTGATTTTGTTGTAAAAACATTAACTTCATCTTTATCACTGAATATTAAAAATAACAGAACCGTCACTTATGAATTAAGTCCAGCAGGTATTGCAAGACGTACGGATATTACAATTAGTTCAATTTCAGTTATTGCTGGAAATGTTGAAAAAGTTTTGATTAATCTTCCGAAGGCTGATAATACTTTTTCACATGAGAATTTGGCTTGTTATGTACAGCTAAACTATATTGGGGGTGCTTACGCTCAGGTTCCTGTAATAACAAAAAATACAGGGGTTATACTATCGGTTGACGCTGGTCCAATCATTATGGATATTAACAACCATTTATATATTGTATTTGCTTTTTATAACTTAATACCGATTTCATAAAGGAGTGTGATTATTATGAAGAAAGAGAATTGTTATTTTTCGCAGCTTGTTATTCCGTCAACGTTTTCAAATGCTTTCACATACGAAAAGCAGTTATTGTTTCTTCTTGATTTAATTAAGAAACAGCAGGAAGAAATAATTGATTTAAACAATCGATTAAAAAACCTTGAACAAAACGCTTGACAAAATACCATTAAGGTGGTAATATAATTATAGGAAGATTTGCAGGGCTTACTTAGTCGGGGGTTCGGCTTGAAATATAGCACCGGCTGAGGTTTTGACTGAGACACGGTCGGGGTTCTGGAATCTTCCTTTTTTAAAGGTGGTGATATTAATGAGAGTTTTTACAGAAAAACATATTATAGAACTTATAAAGAAATATGGTAATGTTAGAAAGTCTGGTGAAAAGAATAATGAGAGAGTGGACAGAAAAACACATAATAGAACTGATTAAACAACACTCAGGTAATGTTGTAACAACTCCTGTTGCTTCATTCGATGGTGTTTGTTATTTTCACCACTTCAGCAACCCGCGTTTAGATTATAGCTCAGGTGGTGTTGATGAAGATACAATGACAGATATTGCTAAACAAGTTTTACATGTGTATTTTGATAATGGTGTTATGAAATCTACATTAGATAAAAATTGGACAAGCGAAGGTTTTAGAGTAACACAGAATATTGGTTTGCCTTTACAATTATATTTTGATGGTAGTGTTGATAATGAATTTTACAGATGTAGAACATATCTTGTCCCGTATGAATTAGGACCAACACACCCTTATAACACTTATACAACATTTACATTATCATGTAATTATCTCGAAAATGGTCAGCCGGATTTTTTACCATTCTGTAACATAAATAGTTTTGAAATTTCTGATGCATATTATGAATATTATTATGAATTTAGACCCGAATGGTTGGCGGATGGTACAAATAGCGTTATTAAAAAAGCGCTTGGTGTTAATGATGTTTTCATGGTTACAGGGTATTCAGGTCAAGATATGTATGAAACAACAAATGGATATTTAAGATATCCACAGCATTACAATTTGGGTTATCTACCACAAAAACCGCAATATTATATTTCTCATGCGTTGTGGAAAAAATGGTATGAAAAGTTTAATACTTATAATATTTTTATCGAAGTAATCGGGCCGCGTTGCACAGTAAGACCCGATTCAATTCCACAGCCGGGACGTGTTTTTTATGATGACGCATTTATTAATTAATGAAAGGTGGTGAGAATATGGAAATGAATGATATCGTAAACATGGTTTTAAATTCATCTGTTTCAATCGTTGTTATCGGTTACTTTATGTACAGGGATTTCAAATTTATGGGACAGTTGCAGCAGACTTTACAGAGCCTCGTTGATACAGTCGGAGTTCTTAAAGACTTCATGGCACATGATATTAAAACAAAAGGAGATGGTAAAAATGAGTAAAATTGAAAGTGCTATTCAGTTTATGGAAGACACAGCAAGAGACAATTCTCACGGATATTGTCAGACTCATCGTTGGGGCGCGGATGGTGATTATGATTGCAGCGCGTTAGTCATTACAGCGTGGGAGCGTGCAGGCGTAAAGGTGAAGAGCATGGGTGCAAGCTATACAGGAAATATTCTTAATGTTTTCAAAAAAGCAGGATTTAAAGATGTGACCTCATCTGTAAATCTTCGCACTGGTTCTGGTTTAAAGCGTGGTGACGTTCTTTTAAGAACTGGTCACCATGTGGCTATGTATTGCGGAAATGGAAAAGAAGTTGAAGCAAGCATAAACGAAAAAGGAACAGCAACAGGCGGAAAGCCGGGCGACCAGACAGGGCGCGAAATCCGTATTCGTTCTTATCGCAATTATCCATGGAATCACGTTTTAAGATATGTTGAAACCGCAAGTGTAAACACAAGCGCAAGTCATGGAAAATTAACAGCAAGCAACAAAACACGCTTTACAGTTAGCGGAACAGGAACACCGAACCGTTCAAAACAGTTTTCTGGCGTGGTTAAAGCTGATGTGTTAAATACCCGTAAATGGGCGGGCACAAATTACGGGAAATGTAGTTTAAAACTATATGATGGAGATGTAGTTGACGTATGTGACTCAATTCAGGATAGAAACGGGGAAACATGGTATTATATATGTTATAAAAACAAACATGTTTTCGTTTCTGCGAAATACGTTGACTAATATATAAAAATGTAGTATAATAACGATAGAGATATAATTCTCTATCGTTATTTTAAATTGAAAGGAGATTTTAAAAATGAGTGTAATTACACCTAATTCACAAATAAAACTTTATAGTGGTATAGAAATTACTGACGGTTTAGAAATGGTTTTTAAATCAAAAGCAGGTCAAAACGCTTATTTTAACAGCAAATTAAAAGCGTCAAACGTTACATGCACCTATATTAAGAAAACGGGGAAATGTCGTATTGAATTTCCAACATCAACAGTTTCACAGTGCAACTTTATATCGTTTACAAATGCTTCTTTTGAAAATGTAACATTTTATGCACGCGTTACGAATTGGGAGTATGTAAACAATGTAACATCTGATATAATGTATGAAATCGATTGGTTCCAAACATATATGTTTAATGTGGAATATAAGGACGCAAAAATAGAAAGAGAGCATTTGAGTGAAGATGATTTTCAGGCGTTGGAAAAGAACCCGTGGAAAACCGGAATATACGAAATGGAAACAGAAGAGGGGTTGGCAGTTGATAAGAATATGTTGAATTTTCCTATTGTTGGAACCGCAGATGATGACACAATGTATTCAATAGATGTTGGTGACTTATACGCAGTTATGCAGCTTTCACCGTATGAAACGGATGATACAACATTGGATGAATTATTAACAGAAAACACATCAGGTTTTTACAGTCCAAAAGATAATTTAATTCATGTTGGAAACAAAGGAGAATCACCAGCACCCGCGGCTATTCAGTATATGAAATATCCGAACCCGAATTATATCGCTTTTTTCCAGATGAGTAAAACTGACAATTCAGGTCAAATTGGTTTAGCAAATGTTGTTAAAACATTAACTATTAATAATGCTTCACATAACATTATTGCATTATATGCAATTCCAAGGGGGTATATCCATAGTTTTGTGACTGCAAATAGTCCAACACCTGATTACGCTAATTTTAAAGTTAAAACACCCGCTTTTTCAAAGTATGTTAATAAAAAACTTTACCGCTCACCATATCAGTTTATTGAATTGCATTTAGCAAATGAGGTGAAGGAATACCAATATGAAAATTTTGTTTTAAATGCAACTGGTGAAAATGCACAAAGTGAAGTTGAATTTGATGTTGTGGCTTCATTGGAAAACATACCTATGTTGGCTATTCTTCCAGCATATTATAAATATGCACCGGGTGATGGTCTTATGAGTCAATTAAACGTTGATGAACGTATTGAATACAAGAATATACCGCATATTTCTTACAATATTGATGATTATTCTTCATTCCTCGGCTCACAGTATCAATCAGCATTAACAACATCTGATAACGAAATATACGCGAATGAAATCACCAGTTCCGCAGCGTTGGGTAATAACATTTTGCGAAATGATGTTGGAGCAATTCAGGAACAAGGACCTGTTTTATCAGCTGTTTATTTCTTACGCGACATGTTGACGCAAGTGAAAAATAGTATTGATTATAATTCAGGCGGAACCGATTATATAAACAAATTTGCACAAAATCAAACACAGCTTGATTTACTTAATGAAGCAGGCTCAGTTAAAAAAGGTGATTTTGTTTCTAATGTTTACGGGCAGGCAAAAAGGGTTCTTGGTGGTTCCCGTTATGTTGCAGGAAATACAGGAACACTTGAACTTTACGCAGGCGTTGCAGGAAATGTTGGCGCCCCTGTTGTATGTAAAAGACAGATAAAGCCCGCAATTCTTGCAGAATATGATAAATTTTTCAGCAATTACGGCTATACTTCAAACCGTGTGGGAGTACCTCGTGTATGTCATTATATTAAAGCAACAGACACACAGCCGCATTTTCAGGATGGTTATACATATGTAAAAACCTCAGGAATGCAGGTTATCGGCAATTTAAAACCAGCGTGTGAATATATTGAAGGCATGTTTGACCGTGGTTGTAAATTCAAAAAGGGGGACTAATATATGACTGATAGTTTCATTGACGCAGGGGTTGAGTTCTACTCACCCCTGCCGCTTCTAAATAAAAAAGATAGATACAAAAACACACCTGAAATCTTCTTGTCATGCTCTAACCGTGGAGCAGGAAAAACATACGGATTTGGTAAAGTAATTTTGGATTTGTATTTTCACAAAATAGAATTACCTTATTTGAAGAATATGAGAAAATTTGCCCTGTTATGCAGAAAAAAGGGTGATTTGGGTTCTGTTGCTTCTGGTATCTTTTCAATTATCTTAAACGACAATTACAATCAATATTCAATAGAAGAAACTGTTATGCAGAAGGGCGTTTATAGCGTCATACAGCTTTGCTCAAAGATTGTAAACGATAAAGACGAAGAAGAACCATTTAAAGAGATATGCGGCTATGTTTTGCCTATAAATTCATCTGATGATATTAAAAAAATTTCATCTAACTTTTACGACGTTGACGCAATTTTTTTTGATGAGTTTCAATGTGATAATTATGTACCAAATGAGATGAATAAATTCGTGAATATACACACATCAATTGCCCGTGGTGGTCCAAATGGTGTGAGGTTCGTACCTGTCTTCATGGCGTCAAACTCACTCGATATTAACAACCCGTATTTCGAAGAATTGGGAATAACAACAAAGATTCAGGACAACACCCGCTTTTATCGTGGAGATGGTTTTGTGTTGGAGCGTTTCGTTAATTTGTCAGTTGCAGAACGACAGAAACAATCAGCATTTAACAGGGCGTTTTCTAAGAATAAACAAATGCAAAGTAATATTGACAATAGTTGGTTGAATTCTGATTTCTCTTGTGTATGTAAACCTGAACCAGATTGGGGCAAGAATTATTATTTATGCACATTATCATACAATGACACACAATTAGCTATAAGATTATATGACAATGGGTATTATTATATAAACAGGGTTGTTGATTTAACACATCCGAACTTTTACAACATGAACCCTGACGGACGTGAAAACATGACGTTATTCAGTCGCATACCGTTATTCACAAAACTTCGTGAAAACTTCTTCCGCGGTCGTGTGAGATTCTCAGATATAGCAGTTAAAAAAATTATGGTGGAGAATGTAATATAAAAAGAGGGTTTCACCCCTCTTTTTATTTGTTAAAAGTCACTCAACACATCTGCTCTATCATACATTATTGACATTTCTTCACCGTCACATGCCGACTGAATATCGTTGAATAATGTTTTATAATCCTCAGTATTTGAAATTTTGAATGTTGCAGGCATTAAACATATACCGTATTTATCAGATGAATAAAACCAATCCCCGTTGCGGTCAACCCACGTTCCCGGCGTCTGGTTGTCGTTATAATAAGTTATGGTTTTTTCGCTTTCATTTGTTTTCCATGTTAAACCATCTTCAAACATTTCAACAGATTTCACAACATTCAAACAAGCTTTCTTACTTATACCCGCAACCGTGCAAACAATTTTTTCTTTTCCGTCTTTTTCAATCTTGTCACAATAACACTTTGCGTGAAGCGCTTTAAATTCCAAACATTTGTCCTCAATATCAAAATAGCCAAGCTCCTTACAAACTCCCTTTGGTGTTTTTGGTTTAAACTTGTTGATGTCGATGTTTCGAGCCTTGCACACTTCAACAATACAACTTTCAACGTAATCATTGAATTTCAAAAACTCTTCAACCTCTTCATCAGTGAAAACACCTTTAATTGAATCTGTATCACAATAAACAACCTTTTCATCGAATTTTAAAATATTCTGCCACAATCTCCAACGCGCCCACGCTGAAACCCATACGCCAATCTGATACATTGTATAACAATTTTTCTTCAACATGCTTTTAATCGTATCATGAAAAGATTTCTGATTAAAATATTCATCATCCTCTTTTACCCATCCATCGGCACTATAGAGAACCTCTTCATTGATTAACTTCTGAACCTGCACACCGTAAATTCCGTTGTTGAACTTTTTTGAAAATGCGTATAAGTCCTCTTTTCCTTCAACATCTTTCAACGACGTTTTCCATCCGTAATAATCCAAAATAACATTAATATAATTCGCTGGTAAATAATCACAATCAGCCGCCCAACAGTGCAGCACCTCAATATTACAATCATACGCTTTTAAGAAAATATCCAAATCTAAATCAGTCATTGTTGCTGTAAACCCTGCGGCGTTGTAAATCTTCCCGTTATCAAGCGTTACTATTTCAAACTCTTTGCCGTTCTCATCTGTCGCTGTTTCAAAGTCGTATGCCTTAGAGTATGAATAAAATGTATTGAATGTTTTTGAAACAACATTCGTAAACCTGAATTCACCGAAATATATTTGTTTCTTATTTGCTCCCAACCCCTGCAAATCAATCATATCTTTTTCATATTCTGAAATTTCTCTCCATGTTGAAATCGGGAATTTGCACTGAGTCATAACTGCGGGATATGAAGAACGAAAATCAAAACAACTAACATTCTTTCTCAACTGATTTGTGTGAAGAACGTTCGCATGAGTCCAACCGCCCATATACGCTTTATATAATTTTAAGTAAAAATTATAATCAACTGACTCTGCCACCTTTTTGCACATGTCAACCCAATTCAAATCAGTACCAACCTTTTCTTCCAATACTCTCCTTAATTCCCCCGTCTGCGTCATTGGAATATTACCAAGGCGTTTATATTTGTCACGATACTCACGCAAACCATAAACCATTGAAACGACGTCATTCACCGAATAATTAATTTCTTCATCTGTCAAACGTGTTTCCGGCGTTCTTACTGGTAAATAATAATCCTTTGGTTCTGATAATTTTGACACCTTTAAATCTTCCGTCCAACTTGCAAGGCTCCGCTGCGTCAAACACAATGTATCGTTTAAAATCACGTGAGTTCTGTTATAATTGAAATCAGCTCTCATAGGGCACCTCTGTTTTCTAGCAAAAACAGAACATCTTTTCGTCCAACGTGTAAACTCCTTATGAAAAACATTCTGTAAATGCTGGAACTCAAAACCCAAATTGTGAATATAAATATGAAATTCAGGTGCGGTCCCAACAACTTTCTTTCCTTTCTTATAAGAGTCTAATAATAAACTCCTTGCGATTACGTCCATATTAGGGTCAACACCATTTGAAGCCAATGTAACATCATCTGTCAATTCTGTCATAAACTCCTCAAACTCACCCCAAGTTCTACCCATGAAAACAACAATTTCTGAATTATTATCAGCAGCGCGCTCAATCGCGCACTGCCAAACATACATGAGAGAAACCTGTTCGACGTCTTCGCCGTCGAACAGCGAGTGATTTTTTGAATAGAGTTCATGAGAAAAACCGATAATCTGTCCGTCTTTCTGTCTGAAACCATTTGATGTTTCAATATCAAATGTTATCAAGTTTTGTAATTCTTTAATGTGTGTTTTTCCTTTTGTAATGCTTTTAAAATCAAAAGTGATTTCTCTTAATTTCTCATAACTCCAATGAATAAAATTGCTCATAATGTTTTTAATCCTTTCTTAAATTTCGCGTTGTCGTAAATCGGCAGCGCATTTTTTTTTACTTACCTTTAACTATCTCAACAGCCTTTCTTAAAGAAGAACCGCCCTCAATCAAAACAAGAATTCTTTTCAAATCGTCACCTGTTATTCCTTCTTTATCAACAGACTCAACAAATCCTCTCAATTCTTCTTCATTATAGTAAGAATTTTTAGCATTCCTATACTTCTGCCATGTGTCAGAATCAAAAAAGTCATACATAATATCAATAGTATCATCACCAACAGCGAAATTTTCACCGAATGTTTCTTTTGCTGCTTTCAACTGCTCCGCTTTTATTTTGTCCTTAGACTCTTTCAAAAAAGGCGTTGCATAAATAGCTTTTACAAAAGCGTCACCGTATTCACTGCCCATGATAGTTGAAACGATTTTTGTAAGTTCTGAAGTTTTAGCACCTTTCAAGATTTTACCAACATTTGCAATATCTGTAAATTTACGTGATAATAAAGCAAAATCGGATTTAATACCTAAAGCAGAACCGAACTGACCAAATAACATTGATATCAATTTAGCTGAACCTCTATTAAGGTTCATTGCGTTTTTCTGTAAATCGTTTGTAAACTGTCTTGCCTGCTTAATATTTGTTTTTTCGCTTGCTTTTTTGATAAACACCCTTTCAACACCAGCAGCAGCCTTATACACTGTTTTTTTCTCAGCATATGATTTTATTCTGCTTACATTCGCCGTTACTTTTCGATACTTTTCAACTTCTGCACTTGTCCAACGCTTGTTTTTAACATCCTTTTCAACAGCTTTTTTTACATTCTTACTGACTTTATAACCCCTTTTTTCCAACTCCTCAATTCTTTTTAACGCGTTATTTCTTGCCCTCTCAACTGCTTTCAAGTTCTTTTCCCATTGTGTCATCTTCTTTTTCTTTGTTGTATTTGCCTTACTCATATATTACACCACCCGTTCTTTAATGTAATATTAGTATACCACACACACTCCAAAAAATCAATGAATAAACTATGAACTAATTGTAAACAATTTATAAAAAATAAGAGGCTTAAAGCCTCTTATTTGAATTCCATACCGTAATGATAAAGCATATGATGTAAACAATAACCATTCCAACCCATCCTGTACCGCTCATAATTACACCCCCTCATATTCATTCACAATACAATCACACATTTTTCTCACAATAATCAACAAGTGACAAAGATTATCAAACCAATCATAAATATCATGCTGTCCGACATCGTCATAACTAACACTGAAAATATCTCTAAAAGCCGTCATATCCTTTTCAATTTTTTCTCCAGCGTCACCAGCTATATCGCAAACACCCATCCAATAAAGACATCTTACACGTGATATTAATTCATCTCTTCTAATATCAGCATAACTATAAGCAACCATAAGATAAAACATGCGTTCAATTTCAAGATAACCAAGACAAGTTTTATTTTCACAAATATAATTAAGCAGCCTTTCCGCATATGTATACGAACTGAAACGACCTTTAAGATTTTCTAACTTATCAATTCCATGAAGTGTTTTCACACTTTCACTAACAAAAATGTTTTTTCTTAAATTTCTTCTAGCTTCTAATAATCTGTATTCCTTGTCAATATCTCTATACATAACACATTCACCCTCACGCCTTGTTGCGTGT